GAAGAAGAAGCGACCGTAACCTTCTTCCGCGTACCCGGTCCAAGGCCAGCATTCGTCTGCCCCACCGATCGTGACAAGCGACCAGAACTCCGTGACCTTGGCTGCGGTATCCGCGATATCCGGCGAAATCATTGTTCGCGTCATCAGCCCGCCGTCGCGGGGTCTGTGATCTTGTAGCCGGTGATTGTGAACGGCTCGATGGGCTGAAAGACGTACGGTTCCGGGAAGTAGTCGTTGTCCCAGTCGAATCCGTCCGGCGGGTCGAACTGCAGCCCGTGCTCGTCACCGTTCGCCTCGATCTGCACATCGGCGTGCTTGCTGATCGGCGTCCAATACTTGAACCCGAACAGTCGCCCGTCCGCCTTCCGCTTGATGACGGCCATGACGTCGATGCCCTGGTAGAAGTCCTCGTCCGGGTCGGCCATGAAATGCCCGGTCGGCGTGACTACGTCGAACGCGGCCATGAACGCTTTCGTCGTATCCCCGGCCTCGTAATCGAGCATGTCGTAGCCGAGCATGTCGTGAATGACGTTCTCGGCGAGGTCGTCGTAGATGATCACCCTGTCCGCCTCATTCACGAACGTGTCCCGAGTGCTCATTTCTGTGCTCGGAACGCTGCGGTGGCGGCTTCGGCGGCTGCAGCACGGCGTGCCTTGCGGTTCCGGAACGGCGGCGTAGTCTCGCGCTCCACGACGGCGTTCACCTCGGAACCGTCGAACTCGAGCCGCACCCTCTGCTCGAACCCTTGACGCCTCTTTTCGTCCATCGCAAGGATTCGCTCGGCGAGCTTCTTCGCTTCGGCGTTCTCGTCAGGCTTCACTTCGCGGCCGTCGTGGCACGAGCACGCGTCGTTATCGCATGTCTCCAACGTCGTATTCGCAGCGATGTGACTGATCCACCCGTTGATCTGGTCGAGGATCGTCGCCGTACTTGCCTCCGCCCACCCGGGGCCGAACGTGTTGCGCTCCGGTTCCGGTTCGGGCTCCCGTTCCGGTTCGGGTGCCGGCTGCCCGACGATGTAGTCGGCGACGGTGACCAGGTCATTGACTGTGCGATCCAGCTTCACGCCTGAGAATATGGCCCCGCCGTCGGCGAGCACTTCACGCGCGACGCTCAGTGCTGCGGCGCGTGTCGTCTGCTCGGGGGAGAACGGGGTGGTTTCGGTGGTGTCAGTGTCAGTCATTTTTGGTGTCCTTCTTCGTGTTTGCTGCGGTGTGGATGATGAGGGTGGCGACGCCGACGGCGAGGCCGACTACGACGATGGACACTGCAATCGCCAGCGCCCACACCACCAATGCGATCGGCGTCACTCGTCGACCTCGGCGTCCTTCTCGGCCTGCAGGGCGATCAACTGGACCCGGGCGACATTGAACGCACGCGTCAGGTCGGCGAGCACTTCCGCCGGCGTTGAACCCTTCGCCTCGACGGCCGCCGTGTACGGGCTGCGCGGGTAGAAACTGTTGAACTTCACAGCCACCGACTCGGTACGGTGCGCCGTGCTGGTGTAGCTGCCGCCTACGGGCGGGGTTGGCTTCGGACTGGACATCATTTCCCTCGTTTCTTGTTGTTGTTTCCGTTGCTGAGTAGTGACAGGGCGACACGGCGACCCTTCACCGTTGATCGGGTCAGCCCCAACCGTTCGGCGATGACGTAGTCGCTTTCCTTCTCGGCGTGCCATCTGCGAATCTCTACGTCGAGGGTGCGGTCGTAGGTAGCCGGGCGGTTCGCCAAGACACTGTGGGCAATCTCCAACGCCCGCTCGACAGTCATGCCGGCCGGGTGAAATTCGTCGTCCTGCTTGCGGTACGTCATGACGGAACCCCCATCCGTGCCAGCGCCAGCGTCACCGAAATAGGCGGGCTGCCATCGTCCGGGTGCTCGGCGGTATATGCGAGAGCTTCGATCAGTGCCACGTTGAGGCGGTTCCAGCCGAACACGTCACCACGAATCGACGCCTGTAGTTCCCTCGACTCGAACTTGATCGTTTCCACCTCGTGCCTGGCGAGCATCGCCCGGTGCTCAGGCAGGTTGAACGCTTCCCGCGCGACTACCTCCACCGGCGGGAATTGCTCTGCCCTGATCAGGCGAACGTCGTCGTCGGTAACGAATCGGCCGAACATCAGGTCACCGCCTGTGCACTGTAGGTAGTCCTCATCAGTGCGTCGGGTCTACGTCGTTGAACTCTGCTTGAGCTTGTGCTCGTTTCCGTGCATCCCAGATTGACGCTTGTTGTCTCGCCGTCCCGCAAGGCCCGCAAGGTCCGAAAGTTCCAGTGGGGTGCTCGGGGCAGAATTTTGAAGGAGGTAGTTTCGAGTTTCCGGAAATGCCCTCTGCGTCCCTCCATGCTCCTTCCCCCTCGCCGTTCTCGCTCTCTGCTCTCTCCCTCTCCACAGCCGTGAAGTCCTCTGGCGAGCTTCCAGAGGTGCTCTGGAAGGACGGGCGCGTCGACCGGGCCGCCGGTGCCGGGTGCCGCGAGCGTGCCGCGTGGCTCACTGCCGGCCATTCCGTGATCGCGTAATACGTCCGCCCGCCCGCCGCGTACAGGGTGATGTACCCCGCCTGATCCAGCACCAACAGGTGCGTTTCCAGCACCTCGAGACTGATTTCCGGTGACAACGGCCACACCGCGGCCTTCACCAGTTCTGCTCTCGCCGACTCCCTCCCGTGATCGTCCGCGTGCAACCGCAGCCCTATCGCCGTCAGTCGCACCTCCGGGGCCAGTTCGATCAGAACTTCGTCCGTGAAGATGTCCGGCGGCAGCATCCTTTGCCTGCTCATACCCATGCCGTGCTATCCCTCTGAATATCGTGTCGATTGCGTGTTGTAGTTGGGCCATCGTGACCGTGAAGCATTCCGTGAACCCCCGCCCTCTCGGCAGAATGTGCGTAGCGTCGAGCTCGGCAGTGAATGCCCGGTCGAAGTTCGCGCGCATTTCCTTGAGCGCCGCGCCTTCCTCCCACAGCGGGCAGTTGCGCATGAGAAGTAGAAGCTCGCCGCCGGTGGACATCAGCCCCCGAACCCGCGACATCTTCCACGCCCGCCCTACCTTCAAGACGTTCGCTTTCGGCCAGTAGACCGCGTACACCATGACGGTGTCGTGTCGTATCGGCGTTGTAGTCGTCATCGTTTTCCTTCCTTGATCGCGGTCCATGTGCCGTCGTCGTTGAGTGTGACCAGCCCGTGCACGGCGTGGTCGATGGGTTGCTCGGCCGGGGTCGAGAACTTGCTGATCTTGATTCCGCGGCCGCGAGCTATCTCAGCCATTTCGGATACCGACTCGATTTCGCCGTTGATACGGGCGTCGAGCCACACCAAGTTCGCGATGCCATCGCCGGCCTTGTACCCGCCGGACCCACGGTTCGCCCGGTGATGCGGCACCAACGTGTCCGTGTCCTGCCCGGACCATGCGCAGCGGTGACCGTCCCGCGCTGTCATCGCCTTGAGTAGCCGCTTCGGAACGGCAGTCATGCCATGCCCCGCATCCGCTCGAGCAAAAGCGACACTGCCAGCGCCGCTTGCTGCGGCACCACACCGTTGCCGAGCGCCTTCAACTGCTCGTTGCGAGAAATGCCAATCGCGGGGTCGGTGACGTGGCCGTCGGCCAGGCCCATCATCCACTCGACGAACTCGGGGGATAGCCGGTGACTGCCGTTCCTGCCGTCGGGCCGCGTCGGGCCGGGCGCTTCCCGGCCGATCAGTTCTTCCCAGCGGACGACTGCGGGCTGATACGGCCCCCAGTCGACAGGAGGCCGTAGTCGACCATTACCATCAGTGAAGTCACCACTTGCCTGCCCGGCTTCTTCCGCAGATGATTCTCCGGGGTGTTGCCCGAGTCGTTCGCCGCCGGCGTCGGCAGCGGATGCGGCTCCACCCCGATCAGTAGCACCTCCGTGTTCAGCGGCCGGGTGTTCCGCGCGAACTGCGACGGCCCCCCCGTGTTCGCCCCGTCCTGCACTGTCGGTGTCGGCAACAGAACGTCCGTCAGTGTGTAGCCGCCGTGATGCTTCGAGTCCGGGTTGCTGCGGTTCGCTGTCGCGTTCCGTGTCCCCTCGGAGTCCGTCATTACCGGTGTCGGCAGTAGGTTCTTGAACACCGTCGTAGTCAGGTCGTCGCTGCCGGATGCCGGCCGGCCGGCCCTTGCTAAGTCCGGCCCCGACGTCGCCAGTTTCGCCTCGGGGGTGGGCATCAGAACTTGCCCCTGCGTCCTGTTCTCGTTCGACCGCTCCCCGCCGAGCATGTAAATCGTTTCCGTCCCCGACGCTCCACGGCTGGCCCGCGGGGTGGGCAAGAATGAAGATTCGGTACCTACCGTGGGGAGCGCCGGCGTCGGCAGCACGTAGGCCACACCATCCCGCGTCATACCCGAGCTTGGCCAAATCGCCGAGAACGACTCCGAGTGCTCGGAGAACAGGTCTATCGTTCCATCCCAGTCCTCCCACGCCCCCCTGCCCTGATTCCAAATCGCTAACTTCTTCATCGGTAAATTCCTCCGTATCGCCCGCGGAAGCCGATAGCAGCCCGCGCACATTTTCGATTACCACGAGTGGCGGCCGCAGCGCGTCGATTGCAGCGGCGAAGTGCGACCACAGACCGGATCGCGTTCCAGCTTTCAGCCCCGCGCGCGAGCCGGCCAGCGACACGTCCTGACAGGGGAACCCGCCAGTGAGAACGTCGACGGGTTCGACGGCCGCCCAGTCGACGGTCGTGACGTCGACGTGGTTCGGGATGCCCGGGTAGCGGTGGGCGAGTATCTTCGCGGGGCCAGGAGCGAACTCCACATGCCATGCGACGCGCCCGCTACCGATGGCGGCGAGCACCCCCTCATCGAGTCCGCCGTACCCGCTGAACAGTGAGCCGATGCGTAGCCCTGCGCCGGCGGTCATATCCAGTCCCTTGAGTAGTGGCCGCAGCTGTCACACGAGTACGTGAACCACGTACTGCCCGGGTGGACTTGCTCGGTGTATTCGGCCGGGTCGCCGCAGTCCGGGCAGTCGGCGGTGATGATGTCGCGCCGCGCATGATCGGTGGTGCGCTCGTTGAGGATGTCTTTCACGGCTTCGTTCGCGTCGGCGATCGCGTAACCGACGTTGGTGTAGCCGGGTGCGCGCATAGGCGCGACGTTGGCACCCTTGATCGACCATTCCCACAGGCCGAGCGGATTGAAGTCGGGTGACCGGCGGACTTTGGCTCGTAGCCCCTTGACCTTCATGCGATGCCCTCCAAGTTGAAGGACTGTTGGGCTAGACGCTTGGCAATCACTTCGCAGTAGTGCTCGTCGAGCTCGACACCAATTGATCGACGGCCTAGCCGGCTCGCAGACACGAGAGTCGTTCCGCTCCCCGCGGTCGTGTCGGCTACGACTCCGAGCGTCTTGGCGACCAGTTCGTCCATGAGCCTGACTGGCTTTTCATGGGGATGCAGTCGGCCGTTCTTGGCCGTCGACTGGACGGGTGGAATGCTGATCACGTTGTTGGTGCGCTTCCCCTGCCAGGGGCCGGGGCCAAGTACGTACAGTTCTTGGTCGCTCGGCTTCCACGGGATCGACAGGTCGCCCATTCCGTTTGCGCCGAGCGTGTCCCAAACGAGCCGCATCTTCGTCCCCTCGGGGCGCGGAATCTTCCACGACCCGAACACGAGCGCGGGGCGATTGCCCCACAGCGCAAGCACTCCGTCACGCACACTGGTGTCCTTGTCGTTGAGGATCGACGCGGCCAGATTCTCGCGCACCCTGCCTGACTGGTAATCGACCCCATACGGCGGGTCAGTCACGAGCACGTCGGCGGCAAGCCAATCGGTGACCTCAAGGCAGTCACCGTGATAGAGCGTGACCAGATCGTCTTTGTAGTAGTAGGCGGTCACTGCACTTTCCTTTCAGGTTGGGAGCACTACGGCTCCGGGTGAACGCCGACGGGCCCGGCGCACAGTGAGTGCAACGGGCCCGACGGCGGTACTACTGGGTGGGTGTTAGTCGGTTGATTCGTCCGTGACTTCGCCCGATTGGACATCAACGAACCGCGGCCCGGTGTAGGGGATGTTGTCGCCGCGCCACAGGTGCGACGGATCTTCCTTCGAGGGATTGCCGTGCTTGTCGGGGTAGAACACCTCGCCGCGCAACGGCCACTTCGGCAGTTTCACCGTCACGTCCGGCTCAATCTCGATCGTTTCCTCGTTGAGCTTGCCGACGGCCACCTTGAACGTCACCGTCAGGGTGCCGCCCTTGCGGGTGTCGCGGACTGCCTCGATCAGGTCGTGCAACTTCTGCGACGCGTCGGTGTGCGCATCGGGAAGGTCGAGCAGCACCGCGGCGTAGTCGCGCGGTTCGGGTTTCTTCTCTGCCATGCCTATTTCCTTCTCTTGATGTTGGTCATCGGTGACCGCGAGGGCATCCCCCGAATGAGGACGATCGCGGCCACCGCGAGGATCACGAGCGCCAGCGCGATGCCGCCCCAGAGCGGGGCGAGCACCCACAGCCAGGACCATGCGATGACCCCCGTGAGCTTCAATACGATGAATGTGATGAGCAGCGCGCCGCCAAAGCCGATCCCGCTGCGTGAAGGTGCGTTGTTACTTGATGCCATCTCGTTCTCCTACTTGGTGGTGGTCTGTCGGCTTTTCTTGCGGATGGCCGCTACGACGTCGCGGTTCGCTTTCGACCGCGACGCGTCAGCGCCCAGCGCAGCGACGGCCGCCGGTGTCGTCGTCGATTTCAGTTCGGCGAACCAGTCCCGGTCGGACACGTCGAGCGCACCGTCGGGGTCCGTCACCGGCTCGGCAAATACCCGGTCGCCGACTGCGCCCTGCAGCCCCATTTCGCGCCAGAGCGCGTCGACGGTGAAGTCGGGCCATTCGCGCGGGCCGTTGAACTGCATGCTCGCCGACTTCACTCCGGCAAGGACGTAGTCGCCGCGGGTGCGCATTTCGATGACTGCGCCGACCTCGTAGGCGAGGCTCTTTTCGGCTTTCACCTGCCAGGTGCGCTCCCCGGTCGCTTGGTCACCGACGTACACCGGCGTTTCCTCGAACCGGGCGGTGATGATCGACGGGCCGCGGTGTCGGCGCAGCGCGGCGAGCAGCGCCCGCCACTCGGCCCGCGCGGCGTCCCACAGTTCCTTGTCGTTGTCAGCGTCACGGCCGCGAGCCACCTTCGCCCGCTGCACCCCTGCAGTCAGCGACTCCCACACGGGGGTGCCGGAATCTATGACGATCAGGTTCACACCGTGCTCGGGGTCGGGCAGGTCGGCTATCTCATTGACCTTCTCCGTCAGGCCGTGCACGGTGCCGTTGTGGTGCACGGTTTCGACGGCCGACCCGGGGATGCTGCCGTAGTCGTCGGGGTCCAACTCGCCGAACCCCAGCCACAGGGTGCGGGCGATGAGCGGCGACGCGGACGCCTCCACACAGGTGAACGTCTTGCCCGTCGAGTGCATCCCGGCGAGCAGAATGATCGGCCACGACGGGACTCCGGACAGGTGGCGCGTGTTGAGCGTCAACCTACTTTCACCTTCGTCGGGCGGTGCACGCGCGTCCACCCGGCGGGCTTCACGCATTCTTCGTACGCCTCCGGGTACTTCGCCTCGAGCAGCAGGTAGTTCGTGCCACGCGACGTTTTCTGCCCGCGCAGCGTGTGGATAATCTCGCCACTGAGCGGATCGCGTAGCTCCGTGGCATTCCCCATGAAATCGACGATGTCGAATTTCAGCTGATCCATTTCCTTCTTGCCGACACGGCGGTCGTCGCCGTTCACCCGGAACAGGCCGACCGTGTCGAGGATGTCGTCGGACGCGTCGAGCGCCGGCAGTGCCGAGTCGCCCGGGTACACCTTCCACAGGTCGTCGTTCAGGGTCAGGGGCGGGGGAGTGCGGGCGATGACGTTGTAGTTCCAAAAGTCACCGATCAGACCGACCAAATACTTCTGGATGTATTCTTCGTCGCGCTCCACCCGGATGACTTCGACGCGACCCTTGCCGAGCCACGCGGCGATGTAGCCGAACGGCGCGCCCTTGATCGCAATTTGCTGCAGCACCTGCACGAGGTACTTCGGCGGCACTACGAATGTGCCGTACGCGTCCGGTTCGTCCTCACTGCCACCGCGCCACTCAGCGGCGATGAAATCGTTGATGCTCTTGAGCTCGAGCGGAACCCGGATGCCCTCGGGCGTGATTATCTCGCGGTCGAGGGTGCCGATCAGCCACGGCCACTTGATCGACTGCAGCAGCCCCTCGGCCGCCACAATCTGCCCCAAGTAGCCGTAGCGTTCCGGGTGACTCTCCATGAACGACACGATCAACGGCTCGGCCAGGTGCCCGAACTCCATGATGTCCGTCGTGATGTCCTCGACCTTGTCGGAGACTTTCGCGTCGTAGATCGACCGGGGCGTGCCCCATGCCGAGTCGCCCAGAATGGCCGCCGACTCCGACGCTCCGATGCCATGCGAGTTGCGCAGCTGCAGCCACTCATCCGTGTTCGACTCACTGAGCAGTATTCGGTAGGGGAGTAGTCCGAACGAATCGCTCACCGCGATCGTCACGCGTCCACCCCGTAACGCCGGGACACTGCACTCACTGCATTCGGTGCCGAATAGCCCGACAGCCTCTCGGTCCTGATGGCCTGCAGCACTTCTCGCGCCACCTCGAACCCGGGGCGCGACACGACCTTGAACTTCTTGATCTTGGACGCGGGGACTTCGAAGCCCCAGCTGCCCCAGCTGCCACTGTCGTCGAGCACGAGCAGGTGGTCGCCGCCCACCTCGTTCGACCAGCGAATAACACTGCCGGCCGACGTCGGCAGCACTACGACGGGCCGATTCACCTCGAATGAGTCCCCGAACTTGCGACGGAAACTGTGCGTGGCAGAACGGAACACCCACCCTTCCTCTCCCCAACTCACGTTGTCGAGGTGGAAGATGTGCACCTCCTGCCCGTCGGTGATCCGGATGAGGTCGCCGAGATTCACTGCCGACTTGTCTGTCTCAGTGACCCACTCTGTTTCGGGTCCGTTGGTGTCTGCCATGATGTTGCCTCCTGTGTAGTAGTTCTGCACCTGCAAGTCGTAGTGACTGAATACTCGCCCGGGTGACCGGACGAACTGGCTGGGTATTGACTGGCCTCCGAATGCGTGGTGAATGATCACTCCTTCACTGCGCCTTCTTCGATGACGATGACGTTGCCGCCGCCGTCGCCGTCGGTCACCTTCGTCATCCACACCTGAATGTCGTGCTTGTCGGCCATCGCGGCGATGTGCGCGAGCCCTTCGGAGTCGAGCGATTCGCCCTCGTCGATGCGAATGACGCGCAGTTCCGGCTCGAGGGCCCGTGCGACGGCGAACCCGACGACACGCTTCTCGGCACCGGATGCCTGTGCCAACGGGTGACCGTTGTAGGTGACACCCGCGTCGCTGAACGACAGTTCTTCCAGCGGGAAGTTCGCGCTGGCAAGTCCGAGCCGGCGCACCTCGGCGATCTTGTCGAGGGCGTCGTCGTAGCCGGCGACGTCGGCGGTCATGCCGACCACCTTCATGTTGACTTCCGCCAGGGCTGCCCCGTCGCGCACGTTCTGGTTGACTTCGTCGACGCTGGCGAGCCGCGCCTTCACGTCCGTGTCGTCCTTCTCGTGCGTGACGGCGAATCGCTCCTGCAGGGCGTCGAGTGCTTCGTTGGCTATTCCCTGCGTTCGCACGGCTATCGCCAGCACAGTCTCCGCTCGGACGACTGCGGCGTCGGCGAGTTCGACGACTTCTTCTGCAGACGTGACTTCGGCGTCCAATTTCTGTACGCCGTCATTGTGTCCAGTAATTTCGGCGAGCTCGGCGAGCAAGTCGGCGATCGCGACGGGGGACTCGGGGGTGCCGTCGGGCGGGACCGGCATTCCCTTGATCTGCGCCTCGAGCGTCTTGACGTCCCGCTTCGACACCTTGCGGGCCTCGAACTGCGTGACGCGCTTCGCCTCCAACGCGACCGGGTCGAACCCCAGCGTTTCGCCGAGCATTTCCACGAGCGTCGTCACCTGCTGCGCCGGCTGCTGCCGGATGAATGCCATCGGGTCCATCGACATCTTGCCGACCAGGCCGTCGAGCAACCCCTGCGGGCTGCCGTACGCTGCGCCACGCGGCGACTCCACCGTCAGGGTGATCTTCCCGTTCGTGTACCAGCGGCGAGTGACGATGTATTCGGCGACCCCGTCGGTGCCGAGCGTCAACGTGACCGACGCTTGCGTTTCGCCGGTGCGCACGACTTCCGACGTGACCTTCTTCGCACCGAACGCGTCGAGCGCCGCCCAGATTGCGTCGAGGACCGTCGTTTTCCCCTGCTTGTTCTTGCCCGTGAGCATGATGACGTTGCCCTCCGGGGTGATACTCACGGCCGTCAACCGCTTGAAATTCTCCGCACGGAGCTCGATGATCTTCATGTGTCATTCCTTGGTGTGTGAGTGCCCTGCCGGCAAAAGAGCGCGGTCGCGCACCCCAAACCGATCAGGACGAGGATTACTGAGAGAAGCCACACGCCGTCATGCGCGGGTGGCCGGGTGAGGGCGTGAACGCTGAGGCCGACACCGACTGTGGTGACGACGGCGATGACTGCCCTGAGGATGTGAGCCATTCAGCCCTCCATTCGTTCGTTGTTCGAGTAGTCGCAGCGGGGGCAGTCCCAGCCGGACAGGTTTATCTCCGGGTCGAAGTGAACCTCGACCGCCCCGCCCCAATCGCACCGTGAGCACGTCACTGCGACATCGCCGGCGTAAGCGCGCTGCCCGGATGACTTCGTCACCGTGCGACGAGAATCAGCACGAGAGCGACGCCCGACAGAACCATGACGGTCCATGCCGACGCCGACCTGGATGCCTTGTAGGTATTCGCGGCATCGCTGCGAGCCTTCACTTCCGCGACGATCGCGGCGAGCCACGTACGTTTCATCGCGGCGTGTACTTCCAGACGATCGACGGGCTGCCGTTCGCCGACGCCCGCTTCACTTCGCTGTTCTCGACGCGGCCGGCCTTGCGCAACTCACTGCGCCGCGACCGTACCGACTGCTCGGTGACATCCCGATACTTGCTCGGCATGAGGTCGCGCAGCTTCACGTATTTTGCGTGCAGTTCGCTATCCGTCATCGGCCCCGACGTTTTCAGGATGGCCTCGAGATTGTCCTGCAGCACCTCAGTGCGTGACTGCGTCTGCTGCGCGGCGGCGTCCCAACTGGTCATCGGGTCGTCCGAACGCACCTTGCCTTCGTACTCAACTTCTTCTGTCGGGCCAACTGCTCCCGTAGTTTCATCTGTCATACTGTCCTCGCTGTGTTTGTCATAAATCACGGCAGTGGCCCCCAGCGGATTCGCTGGGGGCCTTCTTGCATTTCGTGCCGCCATTCACCGTGAACGGGTCATGACGTTCTCTGGTTGGTTGCCGAGTCTTAGTCGGGCCAACTCCGGGCGAGCCTGTGCATGGCTGCCCCCTCACTGCGGTGTAAATGCAGGAGGTGCCCCCTAAGTGCCGGGGCGTCGCTGTTTAGTTCTCAATGTTCGAGCGCCCCCTTCCGGGTGGACCGGGGCAATGCTTTGTGACGCGCCAATCGCCGCCTCGTGGGGGCGGATGCCGGCCGTTAGTCGGTGCGACTGTGCCAGGGTGGGCCTGACGTTTGCCGGGGTGGGCCCGGCCGTGCAGTGTGGAGCTACTTCGCGATCTTCTTGATGCTCTGCGGTGTGTCTTTGAGGCTGTCGGTCCAACGCTCAAGTTCCTTGTGCGTGTACGTCGGCTTGGAGTTGAAGTACGACTTGGTCAGTTCGCCGCGCTGGTGCGCGAGGGCGAGGGTGTCGAGCGACTGCGATGTCATTTCGGCGGCCTCGGGGAGCGAGTACGCGATCTTGACTGCCACTACGCGGCCGCCGTCGCCGACTGGACGGTGAGGCTGAACATCTTGTCCATCGCCGTGTGCGGGAACGCGAAAAGCACGCGGGCCATGAACTGATTCGACGGGGCGATCTTGCCGGCAGTCACGCGGTAGAGCGTGACGGTGTCGACGCCGATCGTCCGGGCGAGTGCTGCGTTGGATTCGATTCCGTTGGCCAGGCGCAGTTTCTCGAGAAGGTCTTTGTTCAGCGTCATGGACACCTTGGGGGCCATGATTACTGCTGTGTCGGTGGGTTGCATGTATGAAAGTCAACCACACAATTTCAGCAATGTCGGCCAATCGACACAAGTGCAATCCCCCCTTGGGGGGACATCCGCGTAAACACGCGGCGAAGTCTCTGAAAGTCGTTGCACAAGTGCAATTGCATCGGTGTACGATACATACATGCCCGTAATAAATTCATGGAGTCGCTACATCGCATCGACGTGCGGCACCGACCTCAATACAACGATCGCCCGCAAGGTCGGTGTTGACCCGGTCACGATCAGCAGATGGCGCACCGGCTCCCACTCGCCCAAACCACACCAGGTCGTCGACTACGCCCGCGCCTACGAACAGAGCCCTATCAGTGCACTCATCGCTGCCGAATACCTCACAGAAGATGAGGCCGGCCTGCCGATCACCGTGCAAGTCAAGACGCTCTCCGACTACCCGAGCGTAGAACTCGCCCGCGAACTCGCCGCCCGTCTCGATGTCGAGCACACCGGACGCAGCACTTCCGGCTTATTCCCGACCACGACCGCCTTGGGGGATGGCGCGCCGCACCTTTCCATGAGCTAAGGCACTAGATCCGTTTTCTGATTCATAGGGGTACTACCAGCAATGCGCTTTCTGCAATCAATATCCACAGCAATGCACATCACCGTCGAATTTGGCCTGCTCCCGGGAGGGGAAGCGGGTCGCTACATCGACGACGGCCAGCGCATCATCATCCGCAGCGGGATGTCATACGCAGACACCTACCGGGTCTTTGCGCGCGCCCTCGGCCACGCCCACTACCGCGACACTACGATCACGCCTGAGAACACGGCGCGAGCTCAAGAGCTCGCCTGCCGGCTGATGATCTGTCAGACCTTGTGTGCGGCCGGGCTCCCGTACCGACCCCCGCTCGCCGCGTAGCCGGACGCACAAAAAGACCCCCACCGAGTAGTCGGTGGGGGTCTTTTGCGTTTCAGGACTCGAGCGCGCGCAGCGGGTCGTCCTCGTGGTCGAGCGCGGGTGGCTCGAGGCCGGCCATCGCCGCGATTCCTGGCCGCTTGCTCAGTGCGCCGCCGAGCGCCCCCATCGCCTCGACGAGTAGTGTCTGCGATCGTGCGCGGTAGCCGCGGGTGACGCTGAGTGAGCTTTGGCCGACGATGTCTTGGATGACTGTTTCGGCGATCCCCAGGTCGTAGAGAATCGTCACGGCCGTGTGCCGGGCGTCGTGCAGCCGGATTTGGGGAGCGCCGGCGGCGTCGAGTACCGCGTGCCATGCCTTGTTGTCTCGCGAGGGGTCGATCGGTGACCCGTCGAGCGGGAGTATTCGCCGTCCGGAGTGGCGGCCGCCGACTGCGTACTTCTCATCCGACGTCCACACGAGTCCGTGCGGGTTCGGCTCCCGTAGTGCTGCAGCGATGCGCCGTTCCATGATCGAGCGCAACGGTTCGACCATTGGCACTACGCGCCATCCGGCGTTCGACTTCGGCCGCGACCAATACAGCCCGCCGGTGATGTATCTGTGCTCCCAGTCCGCCGGCGCGTCGAGCACGCGTGTCTTGCAGTCGGTGCCGCGCTTCCGACCGCACGCATACAGCGGGTACTCGCCTTCTTCTGCTTCGCCGACGGGGTCGCAGCCGGGGCCGTGCCGCCACGCGATGCGCTGCAGCTGCCACGACATATCAATGACGTTCTTCACGAAGTCGACGCGCTCAATCTCAAGGCCGATGCACTCGCCCTGCCGGAACCCGGTGAGCAGAGCGAACGCCCAGCGGGAGCCGAGCCGAGAGTTGGCGACCGACTCGATGACGTCGATCGCCTGATCGGCCGTGAGCACCTTCACCTCGGGGACCGCGCGGCGCGGCGGGTCGACGAGCATGGCCACGTTGCGCAGCACCCGCCCGTCGCGCAGCGCATCCTTCAACGCCTTCGCCAGCACCCGGTACGTGTGGTGCGCGGTAGTCGGCGACAGCCCGCGCGACTTCACGATCATCGCCTCGAGCTTGCGCACGTCCGCCTGCGTCAGCGCGGTGAGCTTGACCTTCCCCATCGACGCGTTGATATACATGATGTTCGTCCGGTAGCCGGCCTTCGCCTTCGGCCGCACCTGGCAGATGTTCTCGATCCAGTAGTCCATCCACTGCTTGACCGTTTCGCCGCTGGTCGGCAGTCCGCCGTGCACGAGCAAGTCCGACTTCGCCTTGTTCATTTTCTTCATCGCCGTCTTGTGATCCATCGAGCGAACCTTCAACGGCGATACCCGCTTGCCGGTGATCGGGTCCGGCGGTAGTTCCACCGTCCCGACCCACATGCCCTTCTTCGGGCCCGACTTCAACTGCGTCAGACCACCCTCGCCCCGCGCCCGACGGGTGGCCTTCTGTGCCCGCGGCTTGGCCGCGACTGCCTCGGTCATTTCTCGTTCCTTCCGCGTAGCGTCCGCAATTCTTCACTGGCACTCTCGATAACCTGCACGGCATCCCCGTGCCCCACGAACCACCCGTATTCCTCCTGCGTGTCCAGCCGATACCGGCTTTCGACGTCGAGCTCGGCGAGGACGATCGCCCGAATGTCGACTACGTCGGCCGACGAGTGCAGCGCGAGCGCGAGTGCGCCCGGCGTTGCCGGCAGGTGCGCCCCCGGATCGCGAAACGGCAGGGCAGGGGTCGGCGGCTTCGGCGGCCGGGGCGCGCCCCAGGTGACGACGCCGTTGCTGTGCTGCCCGGAATGTCCCGGCCGGTCGGACTTGTACTGGCACGCACACACGACTATGACACCGCCGGTGTGGACCGTGTACGCCGCGCACCGAACCAGCGGCAGGTGCGCGCGGGATGCGCTCATCATCAGCGCGCGGCGAGGTCGGCGTCGCGGCGCGCGAGCGACACGATGTGCTTGAGCAGCGCCGCCGGCGTGGCGCAGTCGAGGGCGTAGCCGTCCTCGAGCCGGTCGGCGAACACCCGCAGTGCCTCAGCCTTGGACGCATTCGCGACGTCCACCTTTGAGACACCGCCGTAGACCGAGATATACAGGTCAGTGGCCGCAGAGAGTGCCTGTGCCGTCGCGAGTGACGGCCGCATGTGGAAGTGGGAGTGCGCGGCCTCGACGACGCGAATGAGCGCCCAGTCGGCTTCTACGGCGTCGAGGGGGTTGATGTTTTCGGCTGATGTCGGGGTGTCCATGATGCGCTCCTAGGTGTCCACTAAGGTGTCCACTACGCCACAAGCCCGTACGGGTTCGTAGCACTACTGTGGGGGGCCGTAGTTCCGCGGGATTCCGCGGAATTACAGTGATGTTGTGGAATAACACTCACACTACCAGCCGACTCATAACCCGTCAATACATACCCTCACTTCCGCGCTATAACTGGGATCGGGGGAGTAGGTGTCCACTAAGGTGTCCACTAACTCAATATTCCACCGCACGGGGCGGTAGCTCAGCTGGTTAGAGCACTCGGCTCATAACCGATCGGTCCCGGGTTCAAGTCCCGGCCGCCCCACTCTTTAACGACAAAACGACCCCGACACCTCCTGGGAGATGTCGGGGTCGCTCCATGCACTTAGCGGTGATGAGACTGTATCGTAGTCCCGCCGCCGGCGAGCTAACTGGGTCAGTTAGACGGGGACAATTTGCCGACTAAGCGCCACGCCGTATGATCTCATCATGGGAATCCTTCGGAACGTGTACGCGTGGGTAGTGGCTAAGATCTGGTCAGCCGATCTAGACATCCCCTGCCCCCATCAGCCAGTCGGGCCATGCAATGAATGCTTCGCGCTAGACACCGCTGACCGGTTCGCCTAGAGGGCCAACCGCAGCGAGTCGTAATATGCGGTTACAGAATCGGTCCAGAGCACGCGCCCGACTGGGTCCTTCGGGTGCACTCCATCGCTATCCATAAGCGCGGGCACGTTTGCTTGCTGAGCGAATCGCTCGGTGACGGCGATATATCCCCAACCGCGGCGGCGTGCGAGGGTGCGGGCTGCGACCATCCGTGCGGCGTGTTCAGCGATGCCCATTGCCGGGGAAACGCGGGGGTTCTGCGAGGACAGTACGATCCCCGCGTCCGGGTGCAGGGCCAGCACGGCATCGACCAACTCGACCAGCTTTGCGGTGAACACGGCGGGGGTGTCGGTGCCCTGGTTGTGGCTGTGGCTGATGATTACCACGTCCGGTGCGACGGGGAGAATGCCGGGCAGCCGCGCCAGTGACGTTGCTATCGGCGTTCCGGGTACGGAGCCGTTGTAGCTGGCGACCTGAGTGAGCGAGGCCCCGCCGATAAGTTCGACCTGATAGTCAGCAACGCTGCCGCCGACGACGTTGAACCCAACGCCAGTGCCGGGGTTCGCGGCGGTCATCGCCGTAACGTCGCCAGCGAGCAGCGTGCCGGAGAGGGCCACGCCATTGACGAGCGCCGACACGGCTGTCCCGTTTACAGTAATGGAGGCGGCGAACGTTGCCCCGCCCGGCGCGAACGGGTTGACGGTGCCAGTTGCTACGGTGCCGAACGCCCCGGCGATCTTCTTGGTGATCGTCCATGTGATCGACGCGCCGAACGTAATGAAGATTGCGACAAAGTTGGAGGCGTCCTTGTACTGGCCGTAGAGACGAATTGACGTATTTGACTGGACCTCGCTAAAGGTGAAGTTACAGGAGGCCCGCGCGGCCCCAGCCCCGGCGTAGGAGAAGAACGAGGCTAGCGCAGTGCCAGTGAAGGCGAGCTTGGTTCCGTCGAGCGTGTAATGTCCGTCAGCGCCAGCATCCCCGAACCACGCCCCGCCGACGTCAGGGAGCGACCCGATGACAACGCCCGTTCGCGTGAAGGTGTCCCTGAACGTGAGCGCTACGCCAGTCTGCACGGTGACGGGGGAGCCGTAACTGGTGGCCCCGTCATTCCATACGCGGTCCACGAGGGTGGAGGCGGGGTACGCGACGCCTAGCGCGGCGAGCGACAGACGCACCCATTCGTTCGCGTCGTTTCCGGTTGAGTCTCCAAGCACTGCGACCACTGCGGTCGGGGCCTTCATCTCCATCTTGGCTATGAAAGAGTCAGCACCCCCGCCGCCCTGTCGCTCGGCAGAAACTTTTGTGTCAATCGTGGTGGACTGACGCGCTTGATCAGCAACGAGCGCGTCGTCAATCGCCAGGCCCTCCCGTGTCCGGTCGACTACGAGTGCGGCGTCAATCGCGGCAGCTTGCTCCCCTTTCATGGTCGTGTCGTACGCGCCCAAAGATGTCTCGGTGATCAAGCGCCCGTCGGGTGACTGTGTCATGTTTTTCCTCTAATCGAGTAGTGGTGGACACCGTGGGTGCCAATGAGAATTTGGGGTACGCGAATGGCCGCCGGTGGTAGCCGGCGGCCATGTGTCGTGCTGAACTAACTGGGTCAGAGTGACGGGGTAACGCTTAGGCGAAGTTTCCAAATTTCGACTCGCCGAACCAGACGTGGCTAAACTGCGCCGTCGTCTGTACCCCCGTTGCGCCCGTCAGAACCAACGTCGGAGAGATGAACCGCCGTCCGGCGGGCACGGTGAATGTGCTTGTGAGTAGCTGCCATGTGTTGCCGTGGCCGGTGGCGATGTATCCGGTGTTTCCGTCGTATCCTGACACCGCGCCCGAGTAATCGACAGAGCGCCCTAGGCGAGCATTGATAGCTACCCCAGTGCCGAGAGTGCCCGCCGAGAGTCGGGCGCGGACACCTAGCGTGTACTCCTTGCCGGGGACTACGGGCAGTAGCTGTTTGAAACTTGCCGTAGCGCCCGCCGTTCCATCCACGGTAATTTCTCCCACAAACTCGCCGGGTATGCCGTTACCAACGTTGCCGGGGACTACGGCGGTAGTCGTTCCAGCGTTCCCGCTTGTGCGCCATGCGCCGAGATTCCCACTCTCGTAGTTGGCATTTGCCAGCAGGTTTCCAGCCGGGAACGCTTCGGCCGCCGTGATACAGGGGAGTCCTAGCGCCTGTGCGGTGTCCATCCACTCGGTCACTTGCAGCATGGTCGCGTCAGGGTCGGTCCCGATAATGCCGTCAGGGTTGTGCGAGTACAGGCTGTAGATAACTGGGTGGGCTGCGGCGTATCGAATTTCTGACATTACCGTTTGGTGTGCTGCTTCGTTGCCGGGGTATCGAGGAATCAGAAAAGCGCCGTCGCGGTCTTCGACTGGTGTTCGCCCGGTTTCGTTCGTGTCCAGAACGCGGTCATATCTCCCGAGCAACTCTTTATCCGTGGTGGCGTTGCGTCCGTCTGGTGATCCGAAGGGATAGACGTAGGTGGTGATTTTCTCCCCGATTAGCGCTTCGAGAATGGATACCGACGCATATTCTGCCTCGCGCTGTGCGACCGTCAGTGTGGGGTGTTTTCCGTGCGTTTTGGAATGGTGCGCTATTTCGTGCCCGAGGGCGTGAATCGCTACAACGTCGCTAGACGTGATCTTGCTTGGCTGGTCGATCCAGTCAGTTGTTACACAAAATGTGTGTTTTTGTCCGCGTGAGGCTGCGGCTTGCGCTATGCCTAACCAGTTCGTGTATCCGTCGTCCCAGGTGACGACGAGCGCGCCCGCCGCTCTGGGAATCGGCGCGACACCGTAGCCGGGGCGCACAAACGTGGTGGATAGACGCGCTTCTACGCGCGGGGGGAACCGGCTTTCCTCATCAACCCCGACAACTTTGTAATTCATGGTAGTGCTCCAATCAGAGGTAATTCAGTAACAAGGGAAACCCGGCAAACTGGTGCAGGGTGACGGGGCTAGGCGACTCGCGTGGCGGACAGGTCGGAAACGCTCACGACTCCCGACGCGATACCGCGAAACCCTGCGCGAATTTCCACCGCCACAACAGGTGAGCCCGCGTTTGTTGCGGGTATCGTCATTCTCGCCGTAGAGATCACCACGTCACCGGACGTCGGGTGCTGAACCGGGACACGAGCGAAGCTGCCCGCCACTTCGCCCCATTTGTATTCGAACGCCGAGTTATCCTCGCATCGAAAGGCGAGCATCAGCAACGGCCCCAAGTTGCACACGACATTGAGGGCGACAGCGCTGGACCAGCGTATGCGGGCGGTCACCTGCACAATTTCGCCCACAGCCCAACGCCCGCCAGCGAGGGGTTCCGCGCACTGGATGCCCAGGTTGCCGGATGAGGTTACCCCCGAGTAGGTGAGAACCGCTTTGGTCGTCGGCGTGTCATCGTCGGGGGCAAATGCCGAGGATACACCCGTGCCCAAGGTGCTCCACCCGGTGCCACTCGTCAATTGCGGGTTAGCAATAATGCAGGCGGGGTCGTCGGGTGACGTTGTTCGGTGTGACGTGGAGGAAATCAGTCTGCGCACAGCATCGGCAGACACTTTACCGACGCGCGCTGCTGCCATCGCGGTGTAATGCACAGTGTCAACGGTCAGCCCCACCACGGGGGTCACGGTCCCATTTGACAGGGCGCGCCACGCATCAGCGACGACGACATTGGGGCGAGTGTTGGGCAGGTTCCTAATCCACGTATTCACCTCGAATAGCGCCGACTTTTCGCCTAGCGTTTCGTGCCCGGAGTTCGGTGGACCGGTCTGAATGAGCACCCGACGACCCGCGAGCTTGTCGAGGATTGCGGTGATGTTGGCGATTGTCTCGGATGCGGCGTGCCCGGTGCTCGTGTCGTTTGTCGGCCCACCAATGAACACCCAGTCAGACGCATAAGCGAGCACGTCGGCGTCAACGCGGGCGAGCATCTGCGCGGTCGTGTTGCCGCCGACACCAGCCATTTTCACGGCGGTAAGCTCGTTGCCGAGATAGGCGTTGCACCAGTGGAACCAGCCACGCCCGGAAATACCATCGGTGCCGGGGTCAAGGTCGCTTAGCTTGCCGTCGTTGAGTGCTTCGAGTGATGTGCCGAACACCACGACGGTGTTCATGGGCACACGGCTCGACGCGCCTATTGCAGCCAGCTCGCGGGCGCGGTCAGCGACAAGCTTCCCGTCAATGGTGGTGGATAGACGCGTTTCTACACGGTCGGGAAACAGACTGTTTTCGTCGATGCCTACAGGCTTGAACGTTGGCAAGGTCATGCTCCGATCAGGTAAGTGCCGGGGTCGGCGAGGTCTTCGGCAATCAATCCTCCATGCGTGAAGGTGCCGGGGTCATCCGGGTCGGGGGCGAAAAGCGTGGTCGAGATTGCCGCACCAATCGTGGTGGACAGTCCGCCCTGCAGCGTGGTGTCGTAGTCGGATAAAGCTGTCTCGGTGACGATGCGAACGTCTGGTGATTGTGCCATTTCGGTGCCTTAAATCGTGACGTAGGGGACACCGTCGGTGTCAACGAGAATTGGGCGGGCGTCCTGGTAGGCGAGCCCGTTCGAGTAGTACGGCACCCCGTCGGTGTCGATGCCGATACCGACCTGATCTAGACGCACGTACGACGTCGACAATGTGTACGCGACGTCGCGAGCGGCCTCCGCTTCGGCGACGGCCGCGAGCGCCTGACTGACGGCGTCCTGCCACGCGACTACCGCCTCGCCCGGCGACGGCGGCACCGAAACGTCCTGGGACAAGTCGACGCTGCCGCCCGTCGGGGCGATCATCGAGAACTCGACCTTGGGGAAGTCCGGGCCGACTACGGCGACGGTGTACGTCCACCCGGTAGGCGACACGTTCGGGTCGTTCGACGCGGGAATGCTCACGCCCACGAGCGAGTCGCTGCCGATGATTCTGCCGGACGCGTCGGTGTAGCAGATAATCGGCTTGATCGCGATGACGCGCTCCGACCCGGCCGTCGTGTTGCGCACGATGGACGACGGGCGCAGCGACGTGGTGAACGTGACAGTCAGGCCGGCGAGCGGTTCGCTGACGTTTTCACTGCCGTCGGCGGTGCTGTTGATGCCGGCAGTCGTGAAGGTGCCGGTTACTTTGCAGTAGCCGATCGCGGATGGCAGAGCCATGTGTAGTCCTAACTTGTCGTTGGTTCGTGGCTATTTGGAGGCTTTGCCGGTAGCCTGCGCAGCTGCGGCTACACCCGTTGGCTTCCACAGCCCGTAGTGCAGAGCGACCGCCACGGCGAACGTGCCCACACCCTGAACGAGAGCGGCGAACAGGTCGAACGGGATGCCGGCCTGCAGCGCCGCGAGCAGCTGCGAGGCTAGGCCCGCGACGAGTGCGATGCTCGCCAGAAAGATTGCCTTGCGCGCCGCACTGGTTTCCGTCTTGGTGACCAGCCCCACCAGAATCGGCAGGATGGTCGCCACGAGCAGCGAGAGCAGCAGGGGGATGTCGGCAGAGAAAGTGATCATGAATTAGTCCTCATATTTCGGTCGAGGCGGGATGGTGCTCTGATCAACGCATGGGGCGAGAACCAGCTTTCGGTGCAGGGTTGCGGCGTAGGCGTCTGCTACGGCGCGCTTCCGGTCGGCGCGGTCGGC